TTTGTTGTTTTTTCCAATGCAAAAAAGCGAGCGAGCCAATACTTAATGTAGTAAGTCCTAAAAGACCCGAGATGGGATCCATTTCTAATTGGAACTTTATAAATTATCAGGACGTAAACGACTGGTTGAATCCAAATCTCTTGTAATAATTCGGAAGACTAAGTGTGTCTGGTGACTTAGATTGATGAACTTCCCCGCCGTAAGTTTATTTCCACACAAACTGGATAAAAAGGTATCATTTGCTGAAGAGCCAAGTCCACCAAATGCAGTGGGTAATATACTTCCTGTTGTCGGGTCATTAAAGCGTGATTGAATAATGATATAATTTGCATATCCAACTGTATTATTACCATCTGTGTAATAGGATACACCTGTTGTTGCCACCTTTCGATTATAAGCAACACCTACAACTAAATGATCGTTTGTTTGCAGCCAATTTAACATATCTTGTATTGCAGCTTGATTGCCAGTATAGGATGCAGGCATCGTGAGTCCCTGGAAGCGCACCCAATCACCAGTATTGACGGCAAACCGACTGAAATAGGAAGTTGTTTCAATCCAAATGTAGTATCCACTTGTATCTACATACTTCGTTGTGCTTGTGACAGAGCCAGCAGGGCATGAGCCGAGGTATTTTGAAGAAACCAAACCGCTTACATCAAACGTGTCGGGAATATCACTTACAAGATTACCATTTGGTCTTTCAAGACGAATACTCATCTTTTGTAAGGTTGAAAGTGGAGTCGGATGATAGACTTTCTGACATTTCAAGAACTTGGGAATCATAGCCAGATATCCGCCCTTTGTTGCAACATTGTTATCGGAAATCCAGTTGGCATCATATTGTAATGTTCCAAACGAGCGCTCAAAATAAAAGTCAGTTCCATATCCATTGTTGTCCAACTCTTTTACATACAAATTCAAATAGGGGAAACTCAAGATATTTACGTTGAGCGAAACGTCATACGTTGTTGTTCCAAGTTTGCGAACAATATTATTGACACCTTCCACGGGCAAAATTGCTTTCACAAACTCAATTCGCGTGATGTTCTTAAATTTAATAGACGCAGCTGCATTCACACCAAAGAGTTGTCCAGGACGATTGTTGGCAGGGTCAAAGTTCACAACGAAATTGTAACGATTCTGAACACTATCACGTGTGCGAGAATCATTGAGCCAGTCACGGTCCGCTGACCAAATGAAAAGATTGTATTCATTTTCCTTATAGGTTAAAATGTCATCTTGGGGAATCAAATTGTCCTGAGGAAGTGCAGGACGAGTTCGTTCGGGACCCGGAAGTGCTAAGGTCATATTCGTATTAGCAAGACCTGATCTCTCCATTGGATTGGAAGAGCGGAAAATAGATTCCAAGGTTGTTCCACCAATAGCAGTTCCTGCAGGATTGCCCTCCAATACATCCTTCATGAACATACGACGAGGATCAGGAGCAACCATACGATTCGCAAATTCGTTCGCAGATTCACGTTGAATAGATTGACGCGAGAGTTCACGTGTTGAAAGTTGTTGCTCAACTGATGCAGCTGCAGTTTCACGACCCTGTTGAAAGTTACGGTCAGAGCTAATACGACTTGCAATCATTTCATCTGCACGTCGTTGTTCATCATCACGTTGTTTCTTGATTTCTTCAAAAATACCCATAGAAACAGGTCCTTCATCATTCAAAGGAATGCGGAAGTCGGGCGGTGCAGGAGGTGCGGATTTTTTAGGATTTCGCTCGTTTTGGAGCTGTGAAAAGCGAGTGCTAACATCCAATTTGATGGAATCATCTTCTGATTTCATACTCACAGAGCTTCTGCGGATATAGGAAAGATAGTCAGGAACAACCGCCGTTAAAACCTCTTTATTTTTGACCTGAACAGATTCTCCAGGAACTTTCTCCTGAACTTCTCGCATATAATGCCGAACAGTTTTGACTAAGCGCTCGCGTTGTTTTTCAGTCAAATCATTTCCGACACGGCGTTGCATATCTTGATATAAAAGTCTCTCCAACATAGATTCATTTTGGGGACCCAAAAATGATTCTACTACAGTTTGTCTTGGTCCAGATGACATTCTAATGAATACGGAGGGATTTCATTCTGAAGCAAACACGCAATTCTAAGTTGAGAACAGTTCATCACGCAAATCCAACATAGCGGCGTCTCGGGGTGCCCGACGGCAAAAGGTTCGGAATGGCTCTCCAGCCAACATACGAATTATAAAATACAGACTATATACGCCACATTCAGAACCCTTAAACTGAAAACGACGTGAGTTGTAATACAATTTCATCTTCGGGTCTTGGGTTGTGAGCCATTTCATAAACTTTGCAATCGGTTTAGGAGGTGCTAACCCATAGGAATCAAAATAAAAACATTTATGACGAGGAATATCAATAAACGAAGCAATCCAATGACTTCCTCCTTTGAAATGAGGGTCTAAGTTATAGACAATACCAACGTATTTCTTTCCTTCTTTAAAAAAAGTATTGACATTCAAATCACAGATTTCACGAATGAGACATTGTTGTCCGCCTTTTGCATAGGGATCGGGAGCAGCAAAATCAATTGGAAAGGGACCCATAAATTCAAAATCAGGGCGGACTTCTTCGTATTGTTTCATAACAGCTTCAATGTTTAAACTATCCAGCCACTGGTCTGGGTCCGATTTCCATGCATCAGGCATTTTTGGACGGAGGTATTGTTTTGCAAGAGAATCTTTTTGCTCATCGGAAAGAGGAGATGCTTGTAAAAAACTATATTCTTGACCTGCTTGGACTCCAAGCTTTGCATCCAAGGCACCACGAAGGGCACCTGAACTTTGAGAGGAATCTACACCCACTTTCGAAGCAATTTCTTTATAGGTATTCAGTGGAAGACATCCTACGGGAGGTCGTGTCGCACCCACACGAGGGTGGCACTGGCTGGGTCCAGGTGGAGGAATCATTTTTTTAGATGTTCTGCGACGGGTCTTTGCCATCTTTCTAACTAGAGAGGAGAATGGATACTCCTGCTCCTCGTAAATACAATCAACAGCGCTACTGGAGATATGTGTTTACTCCTATGTTGCTGGTAATTATAGCGTTTGGACTCTATATACTTTTTACTATGCCCGACACCCAATCACTCAGCTATGCACAAGTTACTTCAAGAATTAATTCCTTAAGAAAGGGAGCTTCAAATACTGCTTCCTCGGCATTTTCCAGTCCAGGGTCCCCTGGCTCTTATTCTGCATAAAAACCTTCCTCTCACTAGAATGAATATCAAAGAAGCAGCACCTTATGTATTAGTTTCAATTGTGCTAATTTCGATTGCTGTAAGTTTATCCTTCATTGGACAATCTTCAGGAAATCCCAATACGCGAAATGAACTTCAAAAGCAGATTGGAATTTTGACCACTGTAAATTTACTGGCATGCCTTATTTTAGGTGTGTTGCTTTATTATTACATTCAAATCAACGCCGATGCGTTTGTTCCTTTAACTGTCATTATGATTACATTTAATCTTTTCTTAAGTATTATGTCCACAAGTATAGCGGTATTAGTGCAATCATCCTAAGCTTTTCCACAATGAAAAATATACAAGATTTTGTGTTGAAGACGAAAGCGTCCTGTCCACAAATCTTGAAGAGTATTTTGTTGAAAGGAAATTCCTTGAATGCGAAAGGCAACACGGAGTATATCTCCTTTTGAAATGGTGTTAGGGTCTACCCCTTTTTTCCAAACACGATTCCAAAATGAAATTCCCGAGGAGCCCGTTAAATTGGAGGGGCAATACAAATGCAGACAATGATTTTCTACAAATGGTTGAAAAAGAGCACGAAGGTCTTCCCCTGTTCGCCGAGAGCCAGGAAACCAGATACTCTGTTTTGCAAATACAAGACTAAGCAATGTATCTTGAAGAGCGGAGAGCTTTGACGATGTTTGTGTCATATCTTGAAGTGACAAACGTAGTCTTCCCGTGTGAGGTTCATATTCTTTAACAAGCAGAGGAGGTAACAAAATATTCATTGATGGCATATGAATTGGTCCATCATAATAAGACAAAGGAGCCATCGGTTTATCACCATACCGAACGGTCCCAACATTTACTTTGCTGACTTCTAATCTTTGTAAGGGGATTGTCCATTCCATTTAGACATGATTTGTAAGGAATGTTTAGGCAATCGTCTATACGAGAAGGAGCCCTTTTGGTCTAAACCCAAATAGCCAAGACTCTCTAAATGGATTCCCTACATATATCGTGGAGAGGAGGACCTGGTGTTGGAAAACGAACACAACTCCTGCGTGGGTTAGAACGTGTCGCTGATTCAAGAGGCATCCCGTTTTCTATTACAAAAAAATTCTTTCAAGTGCAACCCAATCGTGGAGATGGAGCCATAGAAACCTATGCAACTGCAACGGAAGATGAAGAAACAACCGCTGTTGCTTCTGAAAAAAATATGCTTTCCTATGAATTTTCTTATGTCCATATTGGCTTTGATGTTGCCCGAATGTCTATGCAAGATAAAATCTATTTGCGCCCTATTTTACAGCGATGGGGTGTAGGTTCACAAGTCTTGGCTGGGAAACAGGATTCTGCATCTCGTATCTTGGTCTTTTATAATGCTCATCTCTTGAGCACAGAGTCTATTTATTTATTGCATTCACTCTTAGAGCAATCAGAGCGCGATATTAGTATCTGGTTTACAACTGAAATGCCTGTTCCTTATCGCTTAGCTGACTATTTTCTTGAAATTCCAGTGTCAGGACAAGATTATTGTCTTGAGCAATACAAAGAACATTATCAAGTGCAGAGTTTACCCACGTGGAATGATGTGTTCCGGAAAAAAATAACGGAATGGATGGCAAAGCGTGCTCCTGTTTTATCTGAAACAAATGAAATTCGTGCATTCCTCTATGAGTGCCTGATGAGAAATTTACGATGGGTAGATGCTGTTCACATTCTCATGAATATTCTTCTAACAATGCCAATGCCTGAAACAAAACGACTAAGAGCAATGAATGTTTTATCTAGACAAGAAGCGACTGCTCCAGGTCAAACAATTCCCAGTTACCGAATTCCTTTGCTTTGGGAAAATTTATTCTTATTTTTGCGCGATTCACTTTCTCCGAAAGAAGAAGATGGAGAACCCCTTTCTCCCAGTGATGGTGATGAATGTAAAACTTCTTCTGGACCTACCAGAGCCAAAGTGGCAACACGTGAAACCAACACAGGACGACGTACAAGAGTTTCAAAGGCAAACAGCAAAGAGCCCGTTTGACCCGTTTGATTTGCGTGGTCAGCAATGGAATTTAGTTGAAAGCAATCAAGCAGAAATTGCATGCACAGTCTGTCCCTATGGAAAAATCCTTTGGATAAAACCCTTTGGCACTCAGCTCAAACCTCGCTTACGCATTTGGGGGCGCATTCTGCAATGGTATGGAAACCGCTTTTGTCGCATCTTTTGGTTTCCTTCACTTAATCCAAGAAGAATGCCCTCAAATGGAGATACTCTAAACCCGGGTCACGTCAATGGTGGCTATACAATTCCTTGTGATACACAGCAAATCGTTATCTATCGTAAAGAAGATGCAGAACGAGTTCTCTTTCATGAATTATCTCATTCTTCATGTTTGGACGATATGAATGAAGCAATCGAGTTGCGTGAAGCGAGAACCGAGTTTTGGGCAGAGATGTGGCTGGCGGCTTTCTTTTCAAAAGGCTCATTAGCACAAGCCAAACGCTTATGGAAGCATCAAGCGCAATGGATTGTGAATCAAGATGCAATTCTGCGAATAATCTATCATGTCAATGGACCTCATCATTATGTATGGCGATACACGATAGGACGTGAAGTGATTGCGAATCAATTGCGCATTCCTTTACCCTCACCTTCCCTAACAAAATCAAGATCCCTACGCCTTGGGGCGCCGATTTTTGATACACTTTCTATATAGAATATGTCTACGATAAGCTTTCAACGAACAGGAGCAAGCTCTGAAGAACAACAAATGGGATTTGCTGTTGATTCTGGTCTTTCT